GTATAGCCAACTATAAAATTATTTATTATGTCATTTAAATTAACACGGCTATAATATCCGGGTATTGCTAATCCTGTTCCGCCATCTAATGCAGAATAATTATCTACGTCTAAAGGTTTTCTTGATATTGCCATTATTGTTCAGTTGCTTGTAATTGTTGATCTTTTCCTTGTGCAAAACCTGCTATATCAGCTTGTTTTATTACAACACCTGCATAAGAAAGTATTTTAATTATTAAATTATTTTCTTCAGAAGGATGTAATCTAAAATCATAAGATTTAGCTATAGCATTATAATCATCAGTAACAGGATTAAAAACTGTACTATCATATATAGGTTCATTTGGAATCCCGCTTGCTATTTGAGAAGCTGTAGGCATTGCATAACCCCATTTAGGATTTAAAGGTTTTTTAAGATAATCTATAGTTACCCCTGATGTAATTGAAGAGGGGTATAATCTTACACCTCCTTCAACTAATGCATATATAGGCTGTGTTTTTACAGGAGCAGTTAAAGGAGATAAAGTTATAAATTTTAAATCTTCGTGAGAAACTAAATCTGCTACAACATTATCAACATTTACAACACCTAATTTATAAAAATCAGTTGGAAAAGTAAATGTAGTTCCTGATTGTGAAAGAGTTGCGTTAGCATAAAATACATTTATTTTTTCAGAATTTGTTAATACTGGATCTGAAAAATCTGTTTTTATTTCAATTTGACTTTCATAAGCAACTTGTTTATTAAAATAACTTTCAAATATTTCATTTTGTGCAAGCGCAGCTAGTCTATTAAACTCTTCAGGTGTTATATATCCTCTGTTATCTTTATTTATTATAACAAGAACTGTTTGGTATACATTGTTTATATTTACAGCCATTTATATTATTTTAATTAGTTGATATAGGGCTGATTTCTCGCCCTATATCATTTATATTACGATAATTTTTTCGTAATAGATTTCATTAAATCAACGCCTGGGTCGGTTTTAAAATATTGTGCTAATGCACCGTAAGGATTTTGATCAAACGGTATTTGCATTATTTTTTTACCGTTAGCAAATCTAAATATAGTATTATCATCTGTTAATTCTATAATACCGCGTTCAACAGCTCTATTTGCTAAATTACGTAATTTAATATCTTCGTCTTTAGAAACTTCTAAAAAGAGTTCTGGGTCCTTTCTAGCAAATAAATAAGCATCTCTTTTTAATTCTTTCGTGCTCATATTTGCTACAGCAGATCCTAACTCTGTTCTCATTACTGCTTCTAAGTGTTCTATATCTAAACTTTTAACTAAATTTAAAGCCTCTAACTCAAATTCAATATTATCAACTTCGTCCATAGCTTCAGCTTCTTCATCAATTTCAGTCCATATTTCGCCTGATTTTGGATGATATAAAGATAAAAGCTTTTGTAAAGATTGTTGATGTTTAGGAACTTCTATAATACCATCTAAAAAAACTACGTGAGCTAGAGTTGCATTACCTTTTTGTTCATCTACAAATAATGATTTTTGATTACTTGCATATCTTATTTCTCTTTGTTCACCTAATTCTTCATCAAACCATAATAAAGGTTTTCTTGCAGTATGTTTAGATTGTATTGTCCAACTAAGAGGTGCTTTACCCCCAGTTAACATATATGTTCTATCTTTTATTTGCCAATTTTTTTCAATTTTTGGCACTTTAGTTTTTGTTTCCATAATATAATATAATATAAGTATTAATAAGAATTACCCCCGATAAAACACGGGGGTAAAACTTACATAAATATTAAGCGTCTTTAAATAATACGAAATTATTTGCACCCTGAACGATTAAGCATCTTTCAGATAAATAGTGCATTCTCATTTCATCAATTGGAGAACTAGATGGTCCACCAACAGAACCTGTAACCCAAGACTTCATTTTTCTATTTTCAGTCTCAGAAGCTCTATATCTGATGTGTAAGAATGGTCTCTTGATATTTTGACCAAGGACTTGATCGTAAACTGTAGAAGTACCAGCAGGTACTAATACACCTTCGATGTCACCAAAACCTCCTCTTGTAGAGAAGTCATTTAAGTATTTCCAGTCTGTTTTGTAGAAGTCATAAGAACCTCTTCTATAGCCTGTAAAACCTAAGTTTAGTGCCATATCTTCACTATTATTAAATACTCCAAAAGAAGTACCTCCAGAATATCCGCCATTTTGCTGAGCAAGAATGTCATCAATTTCTAAAGATAAGTTTCTATCTAAGAAAAGCATGTTTTCTTCAATAGCTCCTTGCTTATCTAATTGTACTAGAACTGCGTCAAAATCAGTTAACGCACCTCCACCACCACCAGCTTGTGCTCCAAATCCTGAATATACATTTCCTCTTGCTTCAATAGCTTCAAAGAAACCTTCAGTACCTTTAGCAGTAGCTGTAAGTGCAGAATCATAAAAATTTAAAGTAGCTCCAGTGTTTAATTGTTTGACACCTTCAACCATTGACATTTCAAGATAATCTTCAAATCTCAATCTATTTTCATGCTCTGATTTTAAATACCATAAGTATCCGCTAGCTCCATTTTCAGAAGTAACTTCAATCCAACCAATCTGTGCAGTATCAGAACCATTAATTGAATAATGTTCTTTTAAAATTACAGGGCTGTTGGTAAATGTTGCATAACTAGGATCTAGTTTTTCATTAAAGTTTCCAGATCCTTTTGCAAATTCAGAACCATAAGCAAGTGCGGTAAATCTTTGTGCATTTGTTATTGCAGGAACACCTCCATAAGATTTAATTTGGAAGTATTGTCCGCTAACATTAGTAATTATACCTTTGATTACAGCACCTGTACCACCAATTGCAGAGGTAGCACTTGTTTGAGCTTGAATCATAACTGTTTGACCTTTCTTAAAGTTAACAGCTGTTGTACCTTGAGTAGTAACACCTAAACTAGTTGGTTGTGAAGTTGGAACAAAAAAGTTTCCAACGTTACCACCTGTAGTTGCAGCATTTGCAGTACCAGGAGTTGTTCCTGATGTTGGCATTGTGCCAGCGTTACTTAAGTAAACGATATTCGCATATCTTGTATGCAATCTACCTTGCTCAGTCCAAATAATTTGGTCTGAAGTAGATGGCATTTCCGCAGATACCATACGTAAGAAAGAACCGATAGATCTGTTTCCATATCTTTCAACTTCTTGCTCGTATACATCTGGTAAAAACTGTTGAGCCCACATATTAAATGAGCTGTCAGTAAAATCAATATAATTTCCTGCATATAATGCTTTTGATTGAGTCGGTTGTAAAGCCGCAGGAATTCCACTTGTAAAAGCCATTTTTTAAAAATTTAAAGTTATTTATTCCATTTTATGCGCAACTTATTTGAAGAAGTAGATGGAACAACTCTAACTGGGCTTTTTGATATATTACCTGCTGCAGAAGCATCTGCTCTTGGTGACATATCAATATTTTTAGATTCTTTTACAGATTGTTGTACAGCGTCGGCACGGCCTTGTTCATAAAAATGATTCGCTATTTTATCCATATTTTGAGCAGCATATAATGCTTTATGATAACCGTAAGGGTTACGCATATCTCCTTGTTTATCTAAAAATTGTCCAAATACGTTTGTTAAATCTAATTGAGTTTCTTTTACTTTTTGTTTATTATCAACTTTGTATCTATATTTTTTATCCCCGACTTTGAAATCAAAACCTTTGAACTCTTCATCAAAAACCTTGTTTGTTTTAGATACAAAACTTTTTTTATTTTTCTCAACTAATTCTTCAGCTTGTTTGCTTTGATTATAATAGTCATAAGCTTTTTTATATTCATCAGGTACTTCTTGCTTTTTTCTTAACTTAAGATCAGCATAGTATTTTTCCTTAGAATCTGAAAAATGCTTTTGAGCTTTATATAATTCTTCTTTAAAAGCTAATTGCTTAGCTTTAATATCTTGAGGTTCGTCTTCATCCTCAGAATAATTAAATTCTTTTTGCATGAGAAACGATAAATCCTCATTATTTAAATGAGGTTTAGTTGACCTATAATATTCATAGACCAATGCGGTTGAATCCATAGAAGAATAATCTTTATTTAAATTAACATAATCTTCTACTGATCCTCCAGTTTCATCCATAAATTCTACTAATTTTTGAATGTTTTCTGGTAATTCTTGTGTTTTATTTTCTTGTAATACTTCTTCTTGTTCCTCTGTGGTGTTGGCATCTTCAGTGCTTGTATCCACTCGTGTCTCGTCAGTACTATCTTTTTCATCTGTAACAAGTTCTATAGGTGATTCTATTTCTTCCCCCTGTTTTTCTTCGTTACCTTTATTTTTTTCTTCTTGTTTATTTTCTCCGGTAACTTCTTTAGACTCTTCTTTGTTTTCTTCTTGAACTTCTTTGCTAGCTTCGGATCCGTCGCGTACAGATACCTCATTTGTGCTTTGCTTTTGAACGGCATCTTTTTTTTGTTTAGGTGGTTTATCTAAATTAACTTTATAAACTCCATCTTTTTGAAGCCCATATTCAGGATTTACATCTCCTTCTTTTACAGCTGCATCTAATACAGCTGCTTCTTTTTCTTGCGGTGAAGTTTCTTTTGTGTCTTCAACCACTTTAACTGTTACTTGTTCTTCTTTCATAATATTTAATAAAATAATTTAATAATTTATCTTGGTTCAAACCTTGATAACTCAATACCTCCTAATACGTCATTACCTTTTGATTCAAAAGATTTTTTAGGTTTATTAATTTTAGGAGGACCAGATATATCTTTTTTATCTGCCATTTCTTTTTGGGCTTCAATCTCCATTTCTTTTAATTTAACATTGAGATCAAATTCATATTGCATAAGTTCTTTTTTAGTTTGAGCTTCAAATTGTAATTTTTTAATATCCAATTCGTTTTCAGCAGTAGATATTTGTATTGAAGATTCTGCTGCAACTTGTGCGGCTTGAGTTTTTGCCTGCTCTATTTGTATTTGTGCTTGGCCTTGTGCTTCAGCTTGTGCAACAGATGCAGCTTGTGCTTGTGCCTGATCTGCTTCTTGCTTTTTAATACGTCTAAATTTTAATAATTGATTAGCAAGTTTAATGTTTTTTACGTGTCTTATATCTATAGCATCTTCTAAAAATATACTTCCTTGTGAAAGTGCCATTTGAATATTGCCTTCAAGTTTTTCTTTTTCTAGTTCATCAGGTTCTAATTCTAAAGAAATACCAAAATCATGGAGGTTTAAATTTCTTAATTCATTTAAAGAACCTACAGAAAAATGTCCTATTGCAGAAATAAACGCATCTCTTTTAGGATGATATTCTAATACATCTTTAAATCTTAATGAAATACAGTCAGCTAATGTTTTAGTAATAAATAAACTAGAATCTAATATATGTCTTGTAGCAACATTACTATTAGCTGCTGCTAATTTTTGTACACCCACTAAAGCTTTAGGATCTGGATCTGCAGCATCTCGTGCTTCATTTAATCCCGTTATATCCCTAATCATTTGAAGATACTGATTGTATGCACCTATTAAAAGTTGTACTTGATTTCCACCACCTCCTGGTAATTCTTGAATAGGTATTTTACCTGGATTAGGATCACCTTCAACTGTTAATGATCTACCAATAATAGATCCGGTTTGGAAATACATGTTTAATGCTTCTTGAGGATTATAACTTGTACCATTACCTAAATCTATTTCAGCAAGCCCATCTGCATCTACATATACACCCGAAGGCGTTAATCTTTGTATTGACTGTTGTAATTTTAAATGTGTAAGCTGTATTAAATCAGCATAAGGTGTCATTTTAGAAACTAATGAATCAATTTTACCTTTATATATTCTAGGTGCAGCAACAACATAATTCATTAATACTTTATTAGTATTAGAATTAGGACGAATCATATTTGTAGCTTTATTCCATTTTAATAATTTAGATGCTCCTAATATATAAACTCCTTCATATAAAACTTCTTGTGCTTGTGCCACTCTTTTAAATCTAGTTCTTTTATCTTTTGGTGGGTTAAATGAATCATCTTTTTTTATAGCTTTTTCTGCACCAGAAGATAATTCTTTTATTTTATATACATTGTTTTCCCAAGTTTTCCAATTAAAATATAAAACACTTACAATATTATTATCTTTATATTCATTTTGATTAGAATAATTCATATTATAAGTTGACCAGCTACCACTTTTTTTAGTTAAGTCGTCCATATCATCATCAGATAATTCAGGAAATTCTTTTTTAAGCTGGTTTACTTTTATTGTTCTAACTTCTCCAAAATAATAACAATCATTAAAATAAGGATCTTCTGTATATGACCATACTAAATTAGCTGGATCAACATAATCTAATTTTATACCATCTGTATTATTAAAAGAATGTTTTATAGCACCAATACCTAATACAGTTAAATCATAATCAATTCTAGATTTTAAATCTTCATATCTATTTTGATTAAATATACTATCTAATGCCTGCTCTTCTGCAATTTCTATACCTTGTTTATAATTTAATTGCATATATAAATTTAATTCTTCAGAATTACTAGGTAAATTTTGTTTTTCAACATTTCTTACATTAACGCCTAATTGATTTTCTACAGCATCAAGCATAGCAGCGGCATTCATATCTCTTTGTACGCCTTCAACGTATTGAGTTCTTTTCTCTGTTGCAAGTTGATCTTGTCCTACAGCTTTTATAGAGTATAATCTATCTTGCATGCCATTTACAACAATATCTACAAATTTAGGTATAATAGGTACTGGCTTCCAATCAAGATTTAAATAAGATAAATCACCATTTATAGCAAATTCATCTTTGTATTTTCTAATTGATTGATCACCTCTAGCATATAATCTTAACCGATGAAACTCATCTCTTGTTGAATAATACCTTCCCTCGGAGCCGTTACCTCTATTAAACCATTCTTGTTCTATAGCTTTTGCAACTTTATCTCCATATTGCATAGATTTTTTCTCTGCGTCCGGCACTGCCTGACTAGGAAAGTCATATCCTGTTGACTTGTGTTTTGCCATATTTATTTAATTAATTCACTTTGAGCGCCATGGTTTTTATATTTAGAAAACCCAAAGCCAATACTTATTTTTCTTTTTTCTTGTGCTGGTCTGTATAAGTGTTTCCTACAGGCCATTATTGCTAATCCGCTACTAATAGAAGCGTCAAAAGCTGTTCTTTTTGATATATCAAACTTAGACCAATCTTCTAAAGTTTTTTGAAAATACATATTACCATAATCTTCATTTAATTTACCCACATGTTCTTCTATGTATGATTCAATAGCAGCAGCATGTGCTTGTCTTATATCTTCAGATGTATTAGGTATGCCACCTAATTCTAACTCTGTTTTTGATAAAGTACCTTTTAATTTATCAGGTCTATTCATTGAAAATCCTCTATAACCTCTTCTTTTAAAATGATATAATAATCTTGGTTTATTATTTTCTGCAAGAATAGGCATACCATAAAATACACAAGCCATTAATACATCTTCAAAAAATATTTCTGCCGTTTGCGGTCTAGCTATATACTCTAAAAAAAATTTAGTATTAGGTACATCATCTACCATAGAAAATGTGGTTAACCCATGTAATGCCCCATTTGATCCTTGACCACCCACAGTTCCTGATATATCGTATGAGTCACATCCAAAAGCGCCTAGTCCGTCATTACCAGGATACCTTATACTATTTTTTTCTATTATATTATTTCTTAAATTTTTATTAGGAATCCAAGAAAGTAAAAATCTACCATTTTGTGTAGGTGTCCATATTACTTCTGTGTCTTTTATTCCTTTTCTCCAAGAAAACGTTCCTCTAACAATATATCCTTTAGAAGCCATTTCTTCATTAAAATCTATTTGCTCATATATTTTTGTTAGATTAAATAAAGAATTTATTGTTTCATCTCGGAAGGCGTGTTTTTCAGATCTTGGAAATTGTCTATAATATTCATTTAAAGTATCAGCATCTCCTTTTAAACCTTCTACTTCATTTTCCCAGTGTTCGATAACACCCGTGCGTATTTGTTCACCATCAATTCCTTCAACCGCTTTTGATGGAGAGTCGAATACAGGATACCCATACTTATCGATAAATCCTTCGTAACCCCATTCCATAGGTAAGAACAAAGCATATAATCCACTTGAAGTCTGGCCATTCTTATTTCGTTTTGTAACGTCTGAGTCATAATAAAGTTTTTTAAAATTACTTCCTCCTTTATCTAATGAATTAGATGTTGATCCCATCATACATTTACCAACTATTTTCGACCCGAGACGGAGACACGTTTTTGTAACTCTCCAGTTATTGAGGATGTTGTCCGGCCTCTCCCATTTACCCGATTCGTCGTGGACGAGGAGTTGTAGTTTCTCCCCATCGTATGAATTGTCCCCCGTGTTCTTCCAATCAATTGTGGTGTCCAAGCCGGTCGGTATCTCATCGGAGGCGGTGGCTGTGGCACGGATCGTATTACGGGTGAGCCTTCTTGATGGTACCTTGTACGAGAGCTCCGTCTTTGGGCGTTCCATACCGTCCTGTATTGGTTTAAAAAAGAACGGGTAATTAGTTGAGATTGGGACCACCTTATCCGTGAACATCTTTTTAGCATCGGCTCCACTTTTAGAAAGAATCCCAAATCTTGAATCCTTAGTTGTTGTTGCAATGTTGACCACTTCCGAAGACGCCATAAAGGAGAAACCAGACCGTCTATTCTTAAGGTAGCACATCCCATAGCATCTGTAATCAGCCTTGCATGCCTCCCAAAAGTAGAAAAATATCCTGTTTGCATGTCGAAAGTCTGGTGCGCCCACATCGATTTTAGTCCAGTTGAGATATATATAGTGCGATCCTGTAAGGTAACACGGGGTACCGTTGCACATGAACCAATAACCATCAACACGATGATTAAACTCATCGTCAATATATTTATAATATTTTTCTTTTGTATCTTCTTTTTGTGCTTTAAAATCATATATAGTTTTTATTCTATTTAATGATTGAGGTCTTTCTTTTCTTATAAATACTTGATTTTCTTTTTTTAAATCAGAACCATTTATAATATTAGGAGTTTTAGGTATTGCTACCTTTAGACCTTGTATTTCATATATATCACCTATTGTACCATCTTTACTTATAACAACGCAATCAAGATCTTCATTATAGCCGTAATCAAATTTTTTATGTTTATTTTTATGCTTTACTTTTTTATCAGTTAGATGGCTTTTATGAATTGAATATAAATTTTGTTTATACATTATTTAATTCTTTCTTCTACACTTAAAAATTTAACAGACTTTGTTTCTTTTTTATCTTCAGATAATTCTTCTATTTTTTCTATAATTTTTAATGAATCATCTATTGCAACCCATTTTGCTTGTGCTGCTATTTTAGCTTTTTCAGGATCTAATTCTTGTAAATCTATTGTTTGTATAATAACTTTTTCAAGCTCAACTAAAGCTTTTTCTGCAGCATTAATTACTCTTTGTTTTCTCGACATGTGTTATATAATTTGATAATATTCTATATAATTTTTTATTTTCTATATTAAATTCATACTCAGAGTTAGGTTTAAAGCCTACTATATCTCCACAGGACACTCCTAACGACTCTAAATAATTATTGCTATACACAAGTTGCCCTAACAATTTTTTTTCTTTTAAAACGCTCCATTTAGAA